TATTACTTAATGCGTCAGTTCCAGTGAAACTATCTCCAGCATTAGTTCCAGCTACAGTGTTCTTTTGAGCATCAGAGGATAATCCACCACCACCACCACTGGCTGCTGCAAATCCAGCCTCTCCGTTTGCATCTACCGTTAATACATGACCCTCTGTTGCAGTACTGCTTTTAACTACGAAATTAAGTGCTGGTATCCTAAATTTGTTAACTACTGCATTACCCATAGTTATTTCATTACTTACAGTAGCACTGCTCGCATTTGCTCCAGCACCCACACAAGTATTGTTTTGACCTGTTGTGGTTGTGTATCCAGAAGCATTACCTAAAAATGTGTTTGATTGCCCCGTTGTCAAGCTATACCCTGCTTCATTTCCAAAAATCGAAACATAATTACCAGTCGTATGATTGTAACCAGCCCAAGCACCAACATAAACTGATGAACCGGCTCCAGCGTTTGAATGTCCAGACCTATATCCAATAGATGTGCATTGTCCACCACCGTTTTGGCTAGCACCCTTCATGGCATCTTTACCTACAGCAACACAATAGTCACCTCCGTGATACCTCATAGCTTGGTATCCAACCGCAACTGATGCATCTCCAGTAATTTCACCCTCTAATGCGTAAGAACCTATTGCAGTTACTTGTACTGCTGTAGCACCAGCACCATTTCCTAGATTAGTTCCAGCGTTATATCCAAAACAAGTGTTGTCAGAATCAGTACTACTATCAATATCATCACCAGCATTTGTACCACCTACAGTATTTCTTGCAGAATCAGAGCTTACACCACCACCACCAGAGATTGTAATTGTTTTTGTAGCACCACTACCTGTAGCAGTTACACTAGAGCCAACAAAATTTAAAGTAGTAGCAGCCGTTGACAATGAACTACCTTCTTCTTGAATAATTAAAGAACTAGGTAAACTTGTTAAATTTGCCCCTGATATTGCTGGTAATGGATCAGGAAGTCTTGCATCTGGAATCGTACCGCTTGTTATGTTACTGCCATTTATTGAAGTACCATTTGAAGTAACACTATTGCCCATGTAGCCATGAGCAGAACATTGATAATGCAGAATTATAGGTGTTGCATCTGTTATAACTATCTGTGTATATGCGCCACTACTGCCAGCAGTACCATTTGTAGTAACATTTGTTGTATAAGCTGTAGTTTTATCTGCTTCTAAATAAAAACGTAAAGGGTGTCCACTGTTTGAACTATCAGACTGGTCAAACTTATAGGTATTTCCAGCCGTTAAAGATAAAAACGGTGCGAAAATACCATTAATTTTATAACCATTACTTGATCCAGTACCGTTATATCTATGTGCAGATGTTTTAGAAGCAACCGTAACTGTGTATGTAATTGTAGTACTACTATATGTACCTAATGTTTCACCTACTTCAAAAACATACCCAGAATCATTTTCTATAAACAATTTAGCGTCATCTGTTTTTACAGCGATTTCTCCTGTAACTAAATCTGAAGCTGCTGGTTTTGTTGTACCCCTTTTGTTTCTTATAGTGTTAGCCACTGGCTTTACCTCCTATGAATTAGTAAGTCCCACCATCTATTTCTAAACCAGATACACTTCCGTTTTCTAAAAATGTGACTAAATCTGTTAATGCTACCTGAACCATCGTTCCATTATCATTGACCACCATACGATCTGCTGCTGCTAATGTTGTAGAGGTAGCAGATGTATCACCATCAGTACAGGTATTTAACTCTGTAGTCGTGCTAGTTAAGCCATCTAGTTTATTTAACTCTGTTACTGTCGCAGTCAAACTAGTAAGCTTAGTTACAGGTAAAGTTCCTGTAATAGAACTGGCAGCTAAATCTAATGCTAATTCAGTTGACTCTATAACAAGGCCACCATTAGCTTTTAAATCTAGGCTTAATTCATTACCAGCCTTATCTAGCCCATTTCCAGCAGTAACATTACCACTAGATGAAAAAGTACTAAAAGCTAGGTTATTTGTACCAACTGTTGCAGTATCAGTTGTACAGACAAATCCAATGTCAGCATTTGTAGAACCTTGCTCTACAAATGTGAAAGCTCCCGCAGCATTAGCACCAGTAGCTAAATCATCTGACCTAACCCATGAACTAGCTTTGCAAAGATAAATACCATTTTCTGATGCTGTGGATTGATCCTTTACTAATACTCTTTCATCAGCAGAGACAGCAACACCATCAATAGTTTGTGTTCCAGATAAAGTTATATTTGCTGTGGTAGCTACTTTACAAGACTGTTTTACATCAAGACCTTCACTAGTGCTGTCCACATAGGATTTAGTTGCAAAATGAGCATCAGCAGTAGGAGTTACCCCTGATACTGGATTTGTTGCACTTGCTAATTGGTCTAGTCTAAATGCTGTAACTGTGGCAGTGAGGTTACTAACTTTATCCGCAGTTATCGAGGGAATATCAGAGGCAACGAGTGATCTAAATGTAGGAGCAGCATCACTTCCACTAGTAGGACCACTTAAAACTGTATTAGCTGCTCTTGTATCTGTTTTATTGAAAAACGCACCTGATCCTCCAATAGTAATGATTGAACTTGCAGATGGTGGTGTCGATCCATTATCACCAAAACCATAATATAATTTTAAGTCGGCTTCATTAAAAGCTAATTCTGATGGAGATAAACTAGAAGGTGCACCAGCAGATCCACTGGCTGATCTCTTTTTAATTCTTATAGTGTTAGACATAACCTAAAAGTTTCCTCCATTAACAAGTGTAAGTTTGGTAGTAGTTGCATCTGCTTTAAATGTAGCAGAAGTAGAGTCATAGTAAATGACAGATCCATCAATTTTATTAGTTGAATCTACATCAAAGCCAGTTCCCGCTGGTCCTTGTATTCCTTGTGGTCCTTGAGTAACAATTTCTACAATGGTTATAGGATTTGATGAACTCATGTTGTGTAACCTTGACTTACAAATATACTACCCTCTAAATAATACATTTTATCTCCACTAGGATCTGTTACTAAAATGTCATATCTTAGTAAATTTAAAGAAAAGTTAGCAGTGTCAGTATCACTTAATTTTAAATCTACTGTTCCATTGGCTCTATCGGTATAGGTGACAGAAAAGTCAGCAAACTTAGTGCTGCGATCATCGTTCCAAACCTGTGCTGCAACTGTGAATCCTGTTAAATTGACTGCTGTATTGTTAGCATCCTTAAATATTAGACGTAAAGGAAAGTCTGCTCTACGATCAATTTTAAAGTTCTTAACACCAGTTTTTACAGTTGTCATTACTTAGCCTCAAGAGCAGCTACTTTAGCTTCTAATGTTTCTATTTTAGCAACTGCCTCCTGTATTGCTTTCATTAAATAAACAACCATACCAGATGGGTTGAACATATATTTGTCATCTTCATTTTTAGGATACGCATCTGGAAAACTATCAGCGACTTCTTGAGCTATAAAACCTTTACTCTTTTCTGCTGTATCGTCCTCACTTATATAATTATATTTTTGTGGATTTAAATTTTTAAATAAATCCAAAGTATTTTCATTCCAACTTTCAAAATTCTTTTTTAGTGTTCTATCAGAAGGGGCTGTATTAAATTCTGATGTTGTACCATTTGCAGTAGAAACAGTTCCAACTATATTTGATCCATTATATTTAAATTCAACTATTGTTCCAGTTGTATTTGTCCTATTAAATATTCCAACAATTGTTTTTGCATTTACTGACATACCAAACCCATCATATTCAGTACTCGCAGTTGCATTGCCACACATTTTTACACCTGAACCATCAGTGCCTGATGCCGATACAGGGTCTATATTGCTGCGTATAGCTTCACCTACTAATGTTGTTCCATTATGAGCGACTGCAAATCTTGATTTAGATACTGTTTCTGGTGTTGTAGTAATATCACCTCCTGTCATCAAAACAATTCCTCCACTGTTTCTAGCTTGAGAATCAATAAATAAATTATTAGCAGTAGCAGATGTTGACCTATGATGTAACTTAGAAAAACCATCTACTCCGCCTGACCTTATTAACCTAAGACCAAAATCGAGTCCTAAAGTAGTGTTATCACTTGAAAGGTCAACTATTGCATTATTTGTATTTGAATTAGTACGCAATTGAAAAGCAGCATCTGTACCTGTTTTTTCGATAGTTATATCAGACTTAGATTGAAATTCAGTTGTATTAAAACTAAATTGATTACTACCTGCACACGATATAGCAAGAGTATTAGCAGCACTTCTATATAATCCTGTATCTGTATCAACAGCAAATGATATGTCAGGTGTACCTTCACTACTGCCAGAATTATGTGCTAAGAATTGTCCTGTCATAGGTGCAGAACTGCCACCTGTTCTCGGCAATAAACCAAGATTAGTTTCCGTAACATCACCTATCGTTATAAAAGCTGAATTAGCACCATTTCTAATTTTTAAAAGGTTGTCACTTGTATTTATATGTAATTGATATGCTGCAAGATTAGCTGTGCCACTTGGATCACCCGCAGCACTGTTTAAAGTTCTGAGAGATTCAAATATATCTTTCATTGCTGTTCTTACAGCTAAACCAGTACCGTTATCTGGTGAAAAATTACTTCCAATTTCTTTACCAGTTGAGTTAACTCTTGCCATAAATTTATGCTCCCTTACCGTATCCTAACGCTTGAAACGTAAATAATACATCAGTAGGGTTATTTGATGAATCTTTAAATAATATTGTAAAGCCTGTACCAGAAACCGCACTCAAAACATAAGTTCCACCTGAAGGCATATCTTCAGGTGAAATGACAATAGATGGTTTAAAAGCATTAGCACCTCCTATAGTCACACTAGTACCTGTGAAAAAAGGTTTAGCAAAATTAACATTCTTACCACTAGATGAAGTTCCTGATTGTTGAGCAACAGATACAGTATTTCCTAGTGAATTTATATATTTATTTTCAGTTCTCGAAGGTAAAAAAGCATCAAAACCTAACTCTTCAAACTTTAGGTTTTCATTAACATCTAAAGAAATAATATTAGCTATAAATTTAAATGATCTAGCGCTAAAAGATCCATTCGTTAGATTTTGTGCAGCTGTATAACTTGATGCGTTTTGTGACGTTTGTACCTGAAGTTTTGTTTTCAGACGGTCACTACCTTGACCATCAAAATTTTCTCTAGCATCAAGATCAGCAATAGAATCAAATAAATCAGAAACTAAAATTCCAGTACTTTTTATGTGCCTTCTTAACCTTATGTTTGTAAATACACCTTGCAAATCAAATACCGATGCAAACTCATAAGAACCAGTTAGTGATGTTGCAGGGTTTGTTAGTTGTAAAGCATTAGAAACTACGCTTAAATTCGTTTTATTACCAGAAAAACCCGTCTGTTCTCTTTGACTTAATATTAATACTTCATCAGACATCTCAGGTAATGGTAATTCTACTTTTGCCTCTGTGACTGACAATCTTTCACCTAAGTCTTTAAACTTAAGACTATAAGTCCCTTGTAAAGCTGGAAGAATAGCTTCGTTACTAGCTCCGTCTATGTTTATACTAAGGTCATCAGAATCAGCAAAAGTTGCTGACGATAAAGTGCGTGACGTATGTCTAACAACACAATTTCCACCAAATTCAACATCAAGGCTTGTAGTTTTAGTCCAAGTTAATTTAACCTGTGCATTATTTATTGGTTCTATTTCTAAATTTTGTGGATTCTCTGGCCTAGATGTAAGACCTATTGTATTTACTATTGTTTCAGTAGGACTAGCACTACGTTCACCTTTGATGTTTATTGTATAAATTTGTATTTTATAACTACCAGCTTCAGAGGGTAAAACTTCAAATTCTGATTGTTGTGTATTAATAACTATAGGATTTTCGTCATCTTTTGTATAAATTAATTGATAACCTGATGCGCCTGCAACAGATTCCCAATCTATAAATAGTTTTGGCACTGGTCTGTTGTTGTTTAAAACAATAATTTCTTGAATAGCTTTTGTGCCATCTGGATTATCAATAATTTGTGGTGATGGTAATAAACCTGAAACTACATTTATATCTTTTGTTGGTAGTTGTTCACCATCTTCAATAGCAGCATATTTACCCTCATTAAAATTAACAGCAGATACAGTGAATGTTTTGTTTTTTTCTTCTTTTATATTTACAATTCTAAATGCTTGAACTTCATTTGCGGCTGAATTTAAAATAAATGGACTATTGTTTACTGGTAAATTATTTGAACTAAAATTTGGTGTAATATTTACAATATTTCCATTGTAAGAGCTTATAGTTTTAGTTGCTACAGAACTATCAGACAAAAGACAACTTATTTCTGGAGTATCATTTAAAGCTGGCAAATTTGTAGCTGCTGCATTATCAATAGTAACTGTTGAAGTAGTTGAACTTTTTACAATACCACCTCTTCTAACACCTGATTTGACTCTATCTGCAATGCCAACAATATGACCTACTCTTAAAACAGAACCAGCAGCAATATTAGTTCCAAAAATTACTGTTTCAGTTTGATTTTGTTGTGTTTGCAAAAACCATTTTCCAACACGTTGTGCTTGACCTCTTGAAGTTGTGCCAAAAGTGTTAATTGTTTTTGTATGTGTTCCGTATTTTGTTTGTGAAACACTATCTTTAACTGTTACATAATCAATCTCTTGAGTATCAAGATCAAAATATGAAATATTTATAACATTGAATCTAGTCTTTGAAGATGTACCAGTGTAAGTAAAATCACCTTCAATTACATTTGCATTGTTAAAAACATAATCAAAACTTAATTCACTAGGTGCATCTGGATTTTTAGGTGCGTCTTGAGAAATTTTTATTGTACCCTCTTCATAGTATGGGATTGCTCTCATTACTGAACAAATATCTTTTATAAGAGACAATGCATCACGCCTATTATTAATATTTACATTTAATGAAAAACGTGGTTCTGTACCATTATTACCGTCATCAACCATAGCACTGCAATATTTACTTACACCGTAAAAAGTATATGGGTCTAATAAACTTTCAGGAATACCACAACCATATTGTTGATCGGCGTTTCTATCACTTTGTGTAATTAACAAATCATACAAAATCCATGCAGGGTCACTACACCATGCTTTTTGTGCTTTAAAAGTACCATTAAAAGTACCACTATAAGTAAGTCTTCCATTAGAATAATCGACTGCTGCATTATGTGGTATTTTTACAAGTTTTCCCCTAATACGAAAATATCTAGCTGGTGTATTTTGGAATAATTCAGAGCTAAATCTTAAAGCCGAATACGCTACATGAGGATAATTGTTTGGCTCTCTTATAATTTGTCTTATTTCTGCTAATCGCATTGTGTTAAAAGTATTATTATCGCCCTCGTCATTAAATCTTTCAACGCTTACAACTACTGGAAAAAAAGAACCACTAGCACCAGATGTATTTGTGTTATATCCTGATACAATTCTTAGGTCTATTCCATAATCTCTGCTATATGGGTTAAAACTTTTACCAGATACTAAATCATTTATAACAGTTACTGCAGAACCGTTATTAGGATTGACCTTACACAGCACTCTTACTTTAGTAGAATCTCTATTACCATTTTCTGTATTAAGTTGAAAAAAATTGTCAAATTTAACTTTTATTTGAACAGTATCGATATTTACATCAGTGATTGTTCCTTGTCTGGGTGTAGGTGAACCTCCTATTGGATAAGAGCATATTTGGTTTTTATCACCTGTTATAACTTCAGAACTTTGTGAGGTTGCAGCAAACAAAACAGTATTATTGGCTGTCCCATCTTGCATTTCAAAACGTATCCTATCTAAAGGGTAATTGAACTCTGATACTAGTGGGTTAGTATTATCAGCATCAGCTTGAAGTACAGCAGTTTTGTTCAAAAATAAATCTTTAAGTAAACAGTTTTTATATTCAGTGCTTGTTTTATCTGTAATTCTTGTTGTTGCTTTACTTGCAGATGCAGATCCTTCTATTTCACCTTCTGATAAAACATCAACTACAGTAGCAAAATCAATGGATTTTAACTTGCCAGCCTCTGTTAAGTCGCTGATTATAACTCTATTATCTGGTAATTCTAAAGTCATTATTCTGGCTCGGCTATTACTTGAAAAGTATCAACTGAAGAACTAACTAATGTACTACCAACTAATATTTCGCCATAAGCTATATTTATTGGCACTCCTTGTTTAGTGTTATTTAACAAACCTGTAAAAGAAAAACTAGGGTCATTTGGATCTTCTTGTCTGTTTAAATTTGGGTTGACAGGATTTGGTGTTAAAAGATCTGCAACTCCAGAAAGTAAAAAACTAACACCTATAGTTGTTAAAGCAGTTGCTATTGTTGTTCCAAGAATTGTAGCTGTAAAAATACCACCAGCTGCTGCAGCGGCGGCTCCTCCTCCTAAAAATCCAGCGGCTAGCCACCAGACCTCTCCATGAACTACAGGTACAATTTTTATATCACTTTCAGTATGCATATCAAGCAATTCTTCTGTAACTCTTAAATCACCAGCCATAACACAATATTCTTGGTCTTTAATATGTTCTCTTACACCTTTAAAATTATTAAGTAAAAAACTAAAAGCATCTTTAGGACTTTTAGCTGCAATTTCAAAAGTAGATTGGCCTATAAATTTTCTTAATCTTCCATAAATTGTTAATTTAATCATTTATTTCAGAGGGATATACAACAATAATAGACTTAGATTTATGTTCAACAAGGTAAAAAGGTAAATCCAAATACTTACAAGCCATTCTATCAGCATGACTAAATACCATTTCACCATTTGGATGGCTATGTATTATTGCAAGAACTTCTCCTAAATCTTCACCATTAGCATAATCTATAGGGTCGATTACAAAAGATTTTTCTTTATAAGTGCCTGATATATTTTTACATTTCCAATATGTTTCAACGCCATCTACATCTAACAATAATCCGCAACACTCCTCTGGATATACTTCTTGTGCGTGTTTAAAAGCATCTTCAGACCAAATGTATTCTGTCATTAAACAAACCTACCTACTGCTGGAAATAAATCTCTTGTAATTACCCTTTGGGGAACAAATCTATTTTCTAAATCATGTGCTGCTGTTAATTCAAATTGCACTATTTGTCTGTTTTCAATACCTTTTCTGTCTATAACATAAATTTCATCTTTTAATCTATCGCTTGTACCATTACTTGTATCTACTGTTGTGTTAAATGGGTTTGAACCAGAGGTAAAGTTTGCATCATCTAATGCAGAAGCTAACGGTAATTTTCTTGTAATTTTTGCATCAATCAAATCATTATGTGGTGTGACATCATTTACTAAGCTTAGAAAAGTACTCATAGTAATTAATGTACCGGTTGTAGGATTATAAAGAATCCCGCCTAAATTAGAAAAGGCTATTGTAGGTCTATTAACAACTCCAGAACTTTTTTTTTCAAATCCTGTTGCCTCTAAAGCAAGCCTTTGATATAAAGCGTTTTGATATTCAATTTCACCAAAATTTTTTATATTAGCACCAGCATGAAATCTGTAAGTAGTCGGTAAATTGTTTGGATTGCCTGTAGCAATATGTTTACCAACAACCAGTTCTAATTCAAAAAGTTCGATTATAGAACTTGGGTTAATTTTATTTAGTTCTGCAAAAGGAATTGCCATTAGGGTTCAAAAACTTCTCTAAAAACACAAGTTAACCTAACTCTGTTTAGATAAGGTATAGTTCTAGGAAAATTAGTGCAAACAAATTTTCTTGCACTAGCTTCATTTGGTAATTGGTAATCAAATGATGCTCCACTTTCTATTCTTGCATTTAAAAAAAGAATAGCTGTATTAGCAACAGACTGAGAAACTTCAAAAACTAAATTAACTGTAAGTGGATTTTGGTTTAGTCCCTCTGTTAATCTTTGTTCGTAACCATCACCAAAACTGACTACATTTACTTTAGGATTTGGTGTGATTCTAGTATTATAAACAGGATTTGTAATTGGAAACGTATTAGACATTATGCGAGTAATCCTCCTGTGCGTTGCTGATTAACAAGTTCAGCTTGTATAGCAGCTGCAAGTTGTTCTCCAAACTGGCTAGCTTCTGCATCATTACCTTGAACAGCAGTACCAGAAGCATCTACATTTACGACTATATTTGTAGAACCCATTGCATTGTTAGGAATAATAGTTCCTGCTCTGTCAGGTACAAATAACTCTGGCCCACGCTCTCCTACAAGTGAAGCTCTTCCTACAGGTGGTCTTCCACCATCAGCAAACGTAAGACCGCTTACTGGAGCTAACATTGGTGCTGATATTTTACCGCCTAATCCTGATAAGAAACTAGATCCGCCTCCTTTTCCTCCTCCCACTCGAAATAAACCACCTATTGCTTTGCTAAAGAAACCTCCAATACCACCTATCGCTTGATCAATAGCTAAATCTAATAATTTATCTCTTATTTTATTAAGAACCCCTGCCATTGCTTCACCAAATGATTTTGCGCCAGTAATAGCATCTCTAAGATTATTTTTTATATTATTTTCAATCTCTTCACCTACAGCAGTTATTTTTTCTTTAAGTTTATCTGTTTCCTCCTGTTGTTTTTTTAAAGATTCTTCTGCTTTTTTCTGTGCTTCATTTTGTTTTTTCTTTTCTTCAGTTATTTCTGTTTCTTTTTCAAGAACTTTATTTCTACTTTCTAGTTCTGCAATATTTTTTTCTATCAACTGCTTTTTAAATTCTAATTCTTTTCTGTTTATAACTCTACCTTTTTCAAGTTGTTTATTAATTTTATCTAATATTTTTTGTTGTTTTTCCATTTCTTTGTTTACCTCTTCACTAGATCCTTCTTTGATTGCATTACTTAACTCTTTTGCTTCTCTTCTTGCTTTTATAAATGCGGTTGCTAAGGCTCCAACACCTATAACAGCAAGACCAATACCTGTTTTTGCTAATGCTATTTTAAAAGCTTGTAAAGCTATTGTTGCTTTAGTTATGCCACCAGCTGATACTAAAGCAGCTGCTCCAAGACCTTTAAAACCTGTTGCCGCAATTGCAGAATTTATACTTGTACTTATTAAATTTGTAACAAGACTAGATAATGCTACAACTGCTGCTGTGGTTGCTATGCCTAAAAGTTTAACACTAGCAGCAATAGCAGCAATAACTATAGAAGCTTTACCAATATCTGATTCTACAAATTTTGTTATCGAATTAATTAATTCGGTAAGTATTTTAGTCACTCCTTCTACGGCTGGCCTTAATTCACTGCCAAAAGCTATTGATAGATCTTCTGTAGCATTTGTAAAATCTTTAAAAACTTGTGTAGGGTCATTTTCAATTAAAGCTTTCAAAGAAGCACCGCCATCTGTCTCGATCTTCCTTAATGCTCTTAAAACTACATCACTTGTTAATTTACCTTCTGCTGCTAGTTCTTTTAATTTACCTATTGGCACATTTAATTCATCAGCTATAGGTGCAAGCAAGGTTGGAATTTGTTCAGATATACTTCTAAATTCATCACCAGCAAGTCTTCCAGAACCTAAAGCCTGTGCTAACTGTCTAAATGCGTTTGAAGACTCTATTGCTGATGCGCCAGCTAATTTAGCTGCTGTATTAAATCCAAAAAATGTACTTTTTATATCTTCGACTCCAACACCTAAAGGGGCTAATCTTGCTGTTATATCAGTTATACCTTCTAAAGCTTCTGTTGCACTTAATCCAAATGCTTTTTGTGCATCCGCAGCAATTTGCTGTGATTTAGCAAAAGTGCCATTGGCTTTTGTTAAAAGACCTAGCCTGACATTTAATTTTTCAAAATTTGCAGACGCTTTAATAGCTTGTCTAGCTACTACTGTTAAACCTATTCCACCAATAGCAGTTCTTAATCCACCAAAAGACTTTTGTAATTTATTTGTTTGAGCTTGTACGCCATTTAAAGCCCTTGTCGCTCCGCTAGCATCAACTCTTAATCTAACGACTGCTTCTGCCACAAATGAAAAAAACCTTTACTTTATTTTACCTTGAATTGTGTTTTTGTCGTTGTAATGCTTTTTTTTCTTCGTCATATTTTATTTCGTAGTAAGCAGCCCAATACATAAGTTCGACCTCAGTTAAATTTATTCTGAGTTCTTGTACTGTCTTACCTAGTTCTGTTGCAAGGAAAAACTCAAATCTTAACCAGTTATCCCCTTTTATTCTTTTTTTGCTGTATCAATATCAAGCTTTATATCGTTCAAGAAAAGTTCTAAATCATTTAATACTTTTTCTGGTAAAGATCTTTGTAATATTGGTGCATCTGACATATCAAAAGCTGGAGTTCCATCTTCTTTTTCTGCCATCTGACAAAGTAATTGTGTTGATATAACTAAAGCATCATCTGATCCAGCTAGTTGTTGCGCTCTTACCCTTGCATATCTTGTTATGGGCTTAAAATATAAAGTTAATTTGACTTCCCCTTTAGAATCTTTAACTTCAAATTTTCTCCTTGTGACCATTTCATCTTTAAATGCTCCAAGTAAAATGTCTGCTGTTCTTTCAGTTGCCATAAATTAAATTGCTGATGTAATTTGTCCAGATGGTTTAAAGGTAATGTTAATTGTGTTTATATCTCCTTGAGATGAAGATTGTTCAAAGCTAGTTATTAGGCCAACAAAGCTTATTTTTTTTGCAGTTGCACCACTGTCATTATCTGGGTAAAGTTCAAAAGAAGCTGTTGCAGGGTCGCCAGTGGTTAAAATGCCATCCATAAATGTAGCGGTCTCGCCAGAAGCAGCATTGTCATAAACTAATTCAGCAGTTCCTTCACCTTCAATAAGGCCACCAATAAATTTTTTAAAAGTCTCACCTTGAACAGTTGTTTCTATAGTGTCTTTTGTAATAGACATAGACCATGATCTAGTACCAGCGACAGCAGCGGGAGAACTACCACCGTCATCAAATTTGACTTGACCTACGTCACCTTTAACAGCAGCCATAACAATTTATAAAAGATTTAAGTATATATTAACCTTTTTCAGCTTTTTTTTCATCTTTTTTATTTGCTCTTTGTTTTTCCATATATCTCCTGCAA